CAACTTGCTTTTTGAGGGAAAGCATCACCCGTAAACTTGCCGGCCACCTGTCGGGCATACAAGCCATTCCTGCCACTATGTACATGGTCCAAAGTACAAAAGGGGGAGCTTTCGCCCCCCCCATTGCAATCAGAAACACAGAACCCCCTTTAGGTTCCCGGTGTCAAAGTCAGATTTGTAGCAGACGCGTCCACGATAAACGGAGCGGGCAAGGTTTCTTCGGCAGTGAATTGGACATTGTATCCATTCAAATCGCCTTTTCCTGTACCTGTTCCGATGTCGCCGCCGGACACTTCACAACCGAGGGCGTGGCCCATGATCATGAGGTTTCCATTGTTGTCTTCGACAATCAAAGAAACTCGTGCTGAAAGCAAATCGGAGATTTCATCATTTCCGTTGGCTGTGAGCAATGGCATGACCATTGTTACAACCTGCGAATAGAACACCGTTCCATTCTCCATTGATGCCGTCACCGTTTGCTGTAGACTTCCGCTGTTTTTGGTCAACTCAAAAGACCGCATTGTGAGAGAATCGGTAGAATCGGCGACAGCGCCGTCTAAGATTGCATCCCACATTCCGTCTGTCCATTGTGCCGCCCAAACACGCTTGATGCCACCGATCCCCGTCTTACAGGGAAAAGCGCGACCATTGATAGTAATTGAACAAGCCATGGGTAAGAATTAAGTTGTACGACGTGCAACACCGAGAGACGCAACGTCAACCACTTGACAACCCGCAGAGAATTGCATGATGCCACGAGTGGAATCTTCACCCGTTTGTCCAAGCATATTGAGGAACGTTGCAGAAGTCATGTCAGTCAAAAGATCAGTTCCAAAGAACAGGTTCTCAACTTGAGACATTACGATCGTGTCATCCGGGAATCCGGCGGGAACGATAACTTCGTATCCGAGATACCGCTTGGGCGTATCGTCAGCCAAGAATGGCAGGTTGTACGTTGCGGCCAATGCGTTGAAGTACAAAGCATATGAAGCGCGACTCATGAAGATTTTGGTCTTCTCGTAGTCACCTGTGATCGCAGTTGGTGAATTTGTCGCAACCAATTGCAGCTTTGCCAAGATGTTTGCTGCTGTCAAAGCACCACCAAGATTGACTTCGTATCCGGGTGTTCCGGCTACAATCTTGTTCATGATCCCGTCGAAGTCGGAATATGCGGCTCCGGTGGATGTTCCGGAGTCAATGTTGTAATTGCCTTGCCACATATTGTATTCGACAGACTCAGCAACACGGGCGGCCATCCATTGCGCCACGTAGTTGGTCAACTCAGCGGGAGCGGCGGAGTTAGCACCGCGCATGAATTCTGCTTCCCAAGCCTCACGAAGTTCGTAATTGCAGATCTGCTCGTTCACTTTGAGTTGGGTCGTGGTCAAAACCACATCGCTCAAAGTCAGTTGGCCTGCGGCGGGTGTGCCGAATGTGCAATCCCGCGCTTGAAGTGCCACACCACTGACCTTTCGGAGAATGGCTTTGTAGCGGACATTTTGACGAGTTGAGATGTATCCGTTCGCGATCGAATCGGCGGACAAAATCGCCGGGGCGACATATGGCAGAGCGAGTTGCCCTGCGTAGGTAGATGAAACGGTAGCGTTTGCCATTAGTTCTTGAATTGTGCTGAAAGTGCGGCCACCCGTTGCTTGGTGGTCATATTGGTCAAGTCAACCTTTTCGATTTTTTTTGGTTGCTTGGTGACGCGTGGCATCGCCTCGGACGAGGTTTGCTTGCTGAGAGTTTCGATCGTGTTGGTCTGCAACTCCAAAACCTCCATGATGGGCTTTAGAGCCTCGGCAATCATTGAATTGACCTGATCGGATGACAACGAAGCGACGACTTCGACTTCTTCTTCTGCCACGGCTTCTTTTTCTTCGGTTGGAACGTCAACCACAACTCCGTCGGCAACTTGCAAAGCGCGGCCATCGTCGAGAATGTATTCTCCGTCCGGAAGTGTCATGCGTTCTCCTTCGTCATTGACGACAAAAACTGCCGCTCCGGAATCAAACGTTTCCGACTCGGTTTCGATTTCTTGGCCACTCTCAAGTTTGGCAGTCGCCAACTTTGTGGGTTCCTCAACCTTCAATTCCACTTGGAATTTGTCGAAGATTTCTTGGACACGTGTTTTGATACTCATCTAGAGGTTTTTTTAATTGACCCTATTTGGAAGCATTTCCTGACAAAGCTGATTGATTTCTTCAATTGCTTTTTCTTCGGGAGTCATTTTGGATAGTTCAAATTTGTTGGCGAAGTAGCCCTCAATGGAAAATCCTTTGACCTTTCCCGTCTTTACGTATTCTTCCCAAATAGCGTCGTTGTCAATTTTCATTGACACCATCCAAGTTCCGTCAGGTACGTCCAAATCGTATTGCTTGCTTTTGTCTTGATCGGATTCTTTGATCCAAGATTCCACGACGTAGGTATCCAACACGGGTTGCTCGTGTTCCAAAGTTGCGTTGGATTGGTTGGCGTGTTTGAAGTACAACTCCATGGCACGTCTCACGGTTTTTTTGCTGAAGAAAATGTAGAAATCCTCTCCGTCACGACTTCGGAAAATTGGTTTGTCAGGAACCAATGCCGGACCCATGACGATCCTTTTGGATTCGTCCTTGAGGACATACAGCTTGGGTTGTTCTTTCAACGCCACAAAATCGGATTCTATGGCGGGTTTTTCCACTAGGCTGATTGCGTCGATTCCGTAAATCTCGGCTTCTTCGTCTATGACTAATTCAAATAAGTTCATTGGTAAAGTGATGCTTGATCGGTTACAAGTTGGTTTGCTTGTTGGTTGTTGGTGACTTCTTGAGATACCACATAGGTTCTGCCCAATTGCGTTCCTGATCCTTCCCCAAGGAATCCAAGATCAAGTCCGGGCAATGACCCACCGCTTTCTCCGCCTTGTGGCAATCGAATGCTTCCAATCGATGGACTTGCAGACCCATTGTCAAATTGCGTCGATTTGATTTTGATGATTTGAGCGAGACCCGTTGCGCCCGCCGCCGCCGCTGCGATAAATCTTGATCCCGGAAAAGTTGCGTCTTTCGCCAACGCGTCAGCCACCGCCGCGTAGGTGTTGATGGTTGCGCTTGCAATTCCCAAGGCCTTGTTCCGGTTGAATTGCTTTTTTGCGCTGCTCTCGTTGTCTTTTACAAATGCACTATTGATGGCAATAAGTGCACCAATGGCATTTCCGGCCATTGCCAATTTGGAATCATGCACAGACTTTGCCAACGCCTTTTCTTTGTCTGCGTCTTCTTTGGTTTTTTTAAGCGCTTCGTCAGAATACTTTTTGTTGATCGCAGCCACTTCCGCGTTTTGCTGATCAATCAATGCTTGTTCATCAAAGCCATATTGTGCCGCTTCATCCAACAACGCATCATATTTTTTGGCGATTGCATCGACTTGTTTGGTTTGAGCATCCAAAAATGTTGATTCATATTTTTCCAAAGCCGTGAATTGAGCTTCGAGCGCCTCTGCTTCTGCTTTGATCGTTGCTTCTGCTTCTGCCGTTGCTTGTTGCCGAATCGTGTTGAGTTTGTTGTTCAACGTCGTTTGCATTTCAAACGATTCCATCCGAACACCCGCCAATGCCACTTCCAATTCTGTTTGTCGTTCAAAATCTTCCTCGATCGATTCACTCAAAGCCATATTAGCCAACTGAATGTCCAATTCTTCTTGGGCAAGTTTCACCCGTTCATCCATCAAATCTTTTTCAATCTTGATGGCTTTTTCCGCCGCTTCGATTCTTTCCTCTGTGCCTTTTGTGGTGTCTTCGGCAATTAAATTGTATTCTTTAATCTCCGCCCTGCCTTCGGACATTTCTTTCCGCAGGGCGCGTTGGTCGTTTCTTAGTTGAATGCTTCTTTTGGCTAATTTCGCGGCTGCATTTGCCGCTTCATTGGCTTGCTTTGCAACTTCGATCAAGTCCGGAACGATGGCTTTGATTATTGCAGTGGCGGGAATCAAGTCGGTAACACCGTCATTGATTTTGGTGAATCCTTTTTTTGCTGATTCCGCAGCGCCTTTGAAATCTCCTTGGAATAATTGAGAAATAGCCGTGCCTATTAATCCAATGCCATCGAATACGCTTGTAAAAGCGCCAATTACATAATCATTGATGGAATTTGCCAAGTCAATCACAGATTGGATTGGGTCGTTGAAGGCATTTACAAGAATTTCACCCAATGCAGATACGCGATCAGTCAAAATTCCCATGACAGCACCAAGTCCCGCAGTTGCTTTTTCGAGCAAGTCCGCTCCGCGCTGTGTTTTGGTGAAGTATGAAACCAACGATCCCACGGCAATAACCAACAACCCAATTCCGGTCGCCGCAATTGCACCCTTAAACGTCTTCATTCCGGCCACAGCACCTTTCAATCCTGTTTTTGCAGATTTGAAAGATGAAACCATCCCGCCCGTTAAGTCATCGATGGCGGAAATTCCTTGTGAAACAGCGTCTTGGGTGGTGTCCGCTGTCTTTGCTACTTCTTGAAGTTCTTGGGTTACTTCGTCCGCGTTCAGGGTCGCGGTGAATATCAGCTTCCTTTGATCAGCCATAGCAATAACGTTAAATAGATATAGGCCATTCCTATGTACAAACCACAAGCAAGAATTCTATCGAGCCACACATACCATTTTGGAATGTTGACCTGATCTTCTTTTTCTTGGAGCATGGTGATGGCTTCGAGCATATGACGACCCTTGTCTTCCATTTTTACGTCAATTGTGTTTGACCCCAACAAAATGAAGTGTTCTGATCGTATCTCCCGCCGAACAAATCACAGCACGCTTGTGGAACGCTGTACAATTCGGTTCCGGATTCATTGACCCATTTGATTCGTCCGTCTTTGTCAAATGACAAGGGCAAATGGGAACAAAGTCGATCAGCTGCCACCCTTTTCAGCAAAGTAACTTTTGCCAAAGCCCCGTCATCGTTTGCGGTGTATTCGATCGAAAGAATCCTCCAATAAGCGTCTTGGATGTAGATCTGATCTGACCATTCGAATTGATTGATGTCCGATGCCGTCAAACGGAAGAATGCTGTCATAATCCGCGCGTCCGAACTATACAACTCACCGGTGAACGGATGCCAATATTTGTAATATAGCGCATCCCGTGGATTGGCAAGGATCGGACGAAATTTGCGCTCGTATCCAAAATTTAAGTCAATGGTTGATGGGTCCACACTTGCGCCAAAATCGCTCAAATCGCTAAAATGTGGAAACGTGGACCTTTGATTGGCTCCGCTTCCAAAATACCAATTGCCCAACGTCTGCAATCCTGTCCAAAACGCTAAACGCGGCAACGGATCTTCCAAGACTTCGCCTTGTGGCCCTGTCATGCGCAGAATTTGAAAGTCAGTATTTGGTACGTTGCTGATCGTGTAACTCGCAAATGGAGATTGGATGTCTTTCGTGCCTGTGGCAAAGTCGTTATTTGGGTCCGTAACCCGGAACCTGCCATAAACGCGATCCAATTGGCTCAAAACTTGTTGCCCAAGAAAGTCTTGTCCCGCAGTCATGTTCCATTCGTATGACCTCGCTTGTAGATCGGTCGTTGGAGTCGTGTGAACGTCTTTGTCCAAGTTGATCTTGTTTGACCAATCTTTCTTGACTCCCGAAGAAATGTAATCGGCGAATGGTTCAATGTGATATTTGCCTTCCACGTAATGATCCGGGATGAAGACAAGATTGAACATCCGTTGCAGACCAAAAAGAAAGTCAATCTGTTTCATGGTCGGCATATTCAATGCCGCATTCCATGCCGTTCCCGCCAAAGTAACGTCGATCAATTCAAGCGACGTGGATGGGCTATACAAGTCGCCCGTTCCTCTCAAAATACACGAGTCGGAACTATTATTGAAAAAGATTCTGTATGTGATGACATCTCCTGTCTCCAAATATGTGGATGGAGTCGTGATCTGATTTGTTGCATACAAATTGGACGACAACGTTCCGCTGTCAACGATCGTTTGCCAAAACGAACCATTCTTCCATAAAGCCACGTGGATGTTCTGCGTTTGCGATACAGAAAAAAAGCTGACTTTGGCTCGAAAAGTGTAATTGCCATCTGCCGGGGCGGTAAACGTTGCACTGCTCCAATTTCCACCTGCGTCAAAAAATGATCCCGTTTCTGCCAATGGAACATCTTGCCAAACGTTGCCCGTATACACCACATTGGAATTCAATCCTACATGAAACGGCACATTCTGTTGAGCGTTGGTGAAACCATTAAACAACGCCCCGGCGTTTGCCATAAGGTAGAGGTCGGTCATTGGGGCCGCCCCGAAGAAATTGCTTTCGTATGTCAAGCCCGCCTCGGTAAAAATTTTGGTGAGCAAATCAGACGCGCGAAGGAAACCCGTTGGGACAGATGCGTCCATGTAGTCGGATGCATTCCACGTAGTCGATCCCGACCAATTGCTTCCACGATCGACAATTCCAAAACGCGTCGCCGCTGAAGTTGCGCTCCAAGTCGCTTCAATATTGGATGTAGTCAGGGTGCTATCGAAAGCGCTCAAATCGAGGTCGGTCATCATGCCGTCCCCCACTTTTTTGCTTAAATCCGACACTTCGCCAAAGAAGACGCATTCCACGTCCATAAAGCGCCCTTTCTGCTTGTAAAACCCTTTCACTTGAACGTACCCACTCATGAGCAGAATTCCGTCGTTGTAAAGGGCCGCAGATAGCTTCTGCTTGATGTCAAACGGCGTGACCACAGACAATTCTTGCACGGAACCAAAAATGGATTGATTCGCTTCCGTCATGGGTAAGCGGAACGTTTGAGAAAAGTTGCTTGTCGAAGCGTTGATGTCAGAAACGTCCGTGAATTGATATTTCAAATTCACCGGCTCGTTTTGATACAGTTCGGCTTCTTTTCCTGTGATCACAAGTCTCAACATCTCACGTCTTGGGATATTTCCGCCGTAAGCGTCACGGCTGTTTGTTTGGACATTGGTTCGACCTGCAAATTCACCGACTTCTCGTTGATCGTGCAAGGCAACCAATACCCATCAACGTTTATGAAGACCTGTCTGCTTTTCATCGCCGAACCCAACAATGGAAAGTCAGATGAAGTCATGAGTGAATTCAAAATGTAGCGTTGACGCACATTCTTTTGGAATACTTCCGTGTCCGATCCTGTCGGCTCAATCGTGAATGTTGCCGCGCCCCATGTGCCTTGCAATGGTCGATAGGATTTGTCCGAGGATGTCAAAGATTCCACGCGTCTTCCGTCCCATCGGATATAGTCATATCCACCCACGCTGTTGCTGAAAGCCATTTGTGTGGGCGTGGTTTTGTATGGTCTGCAATCGCGTTCAATTCGCAAAGTGTTCGAGACGACAACCCCGCCTCCATTCCTCAAGTCAATCTCCAATTTCGTCCAATCATCAACCGCTGTGGTTTGAGCAAAGAAGTTGGCCGGCCCCACGTTTGCATAAAGCAAAGTCCCACCCGCTAAAAAGGGGCTTGTGGATGCAGGATCAAGACCGCCCGCCGCAGTTCCCACAGAAGTGCTAAACGCTGCTCCAACTATGCCGGATGCATTGTACACCCTTTGCTGTAAGAATCTGACTGCGCCTCCGGTTATGTCATTGAACAGAAAAGCAAAACACGCGCTGTCTTCCGTTGCCATCTTGTAGGTGATCACATTGGAAACGGGTTCCTTTTCGGTCATCCATGCTTTGTCAGTCGATGCGATCGGGTAATATGACGAGAATCCGGGGTGAAGACCTGCCCGTTGTTGCTCGTACCCATCAACTAGGTAAATGTTGGCGTTGGCTTGATTGAGCGTCTCAGTTCCATTGTTGTATTCGCCCACTCGAATTTGGTATCCTTTGCTGTTTTTGGGGCTTTGACTGAATCGGCTAATCTCATCCCACAAGGCTTGATTGGAATTGTCTACCACATCGCGTTTCACTCTGCCCTCGATCACTTGTGCCAAATCAAAAAATGCTTTGTTCGAAGTGTTGGGTGTCAAATAGAATTTGCCAATTTCAGTCGTGTTGAACTCCATCACTTGCACCACGAACCGATAATCCGGCCCCATGGTGGTGGATGTTGCAAGGCTGTAGATCAACCTCTGCCCTGCGGGGTATACGAGGACACCCGGATTTGTTGTGATGCTTGCGGCCATTATTCTTTTATTTCGGTGACGTTTCCTGCGTCGAGGTCAAGAAGCATTTGGGTCACCACGTCTTTTTCAATTGAATCGTACAAACGCTCCTGCCATCGAGGCCACATGACATCATATGCTCTCTGATAATACTTCAAACCAACGATGCCATTCTTTTTGATCCCTTGTGCGATTCCATATGCCGCGCTGTTTATTCGGCTCTCTGTTTGCTCAATAAATTGACCATCTTTATTCCGAAGCCTGACGGGTTTGGCTTTCATCCATTTTCGGATTGCGCTGATCGGTGGTGCTTTGTCGGTGTAACTGTATGGACTTCCATGCTTTCGAATGGTTCCATTTACGCCTTCATTCATGAATTTGGCGTATGAATCCGCAGGTGGTTTGGCATAAAATATTAAAGTGCCTCCATCCGGACCTTCGACACGAACAGAAAGCGATCGTCGAAGCGTACCCGTTGCTTCTCCATATCGCTTATTCTTCCCAATGCGCCTTGTTCCCAATGTCCGCTTTGCGGCAAGATTCATAGCCTCGCCGAACTTGTGCCATTCGCTTAAAAACGTAGGGAGAGTGGTTTGATCGCTCACGGCTGTGGGATTGAGTCGTCTCGCTTTCCGTATTCGCCAACCTTCAAGGTGTAGCTGTGTTCTCCGGTATCGTCAACGTATGTCACCACTCTTTCTTCGGTGATTTCCATGCTGTCGTAAGACGCGTAATATTCACCAAGGTTCTCGATGCATTCGGCAAATTCGACTTGATCAAAACCCCAACCAAAATTGGGAGCGTTGACGTCCGTCCACGTTTGCATGAAGTCGGTCTCTTCGGTTACAAGTACATAGTATTTCATGAAAATGAATAAGCGGCTTTTACGTTTACGGTTGAAGTTCCGGCTACAATTCCGGTCGATCCGTTTGACGAGGTTCCAATTTGTCGCCAATACCCATTGGTCCCGGTTGTGATGCTTTCCAAAATGGTGTTGATTGAGGTACCTCCCATCCAAATTTGACCATTGCGGATTCCTATGCACCCATACACAGCTGAACTTTGCGCTCCCATTTTGACGTATGTCCAACCACCCAATCCAATTCCGGTGATTGTTCCCCATTGGATGTTGGTCCCACTTGTTGCTTTGTGGTCGGTTGTATTGTTGTCGGGTCTTTGTCTTTGTCCTGCTTCTCCGCTGAAACGAATGTTTCCGGAAGTATCAATTCCCAATGCCGATCGTGATCCAATGGCGGTCAGTTGCACCATATCGCCTCCGTTATAAGACAAAGTTGGGCCGTTGACGTCTGCGCTACTTGTCCCGATCAATGGACCCGCCCATGGGCCTTGATTGTTGCCCGTGTGGTAAATGTTTCCTCCGCTAATAAACGTGGTGGCGTAATACCCGGCATTGATAAACGTTGCTCCGGTTATATTGTTTTGTTCTCTCGTGAGCGTTGTGGTGTAACCGGATGTAGTTCCTTGACCCGTTCCGTAATCCAAATTTCTTCCCGCGGTCCACACCTGCCCATCGCTTGACAAGAGAACAAGGTTGTTCAAAGACATGGCACATTGGGTCCAAGTTTTGGAATTGTTGATCAACACCGGGCTACTTGAGCTTAAAGTTGTTCCATCACCCCTTGTTCTATACCCACCATATCCCATAAACCAATATTCTCCGCCTTTTATGAATGCCCATGTAATGCTTCCGCCTTCGACGTCTTCCCAATCTGTGTCTGTGCCATATTGAGTCCATGCATTCAAAGTGGAAACGAAACCCGAAATCCAAGAAGTTTGTGTGGCGTAATACCACAAAGTGCCGTCTGCTTTAATGGCCAAAATTTGATTGTACTGACCACTCGCCGTCATTTTCACAAAGACATTGGAGTTCACAGGTGATCGATTGAAATCCACCGGAACCGACGGGTTAAAAGGCAATGATCCGCCCGCTGTTAATTGCGTTCCGGTAGTTGCAATTGGGTTTGGACTGATTCCGCTTCCACCTTGGGTCGTAAAGAATCCGTCTACCTGATCTATGTTGCTCGTGTTCTGTCCTGAAATACTTGCCATGGCTTAACTGATTTCGATCCAATCTTGTGATGGGTTCAAATAAATGATGTTGGTTGCCACTTTGTACCCGATCACGCGTGACACATTGCCCGCGGTGGATACGGGAGTTGTCGTGGCTCTTCCCGTGTTTGTGCTGAGGTAAACCACGTCCCCAATATTCCCGCCCGGATCGTTTGCGAGTTGAACAATGCCACGAGTAACCATTCCGTCTCCCGAAGCCGTCGTGGTCGCCATCGCAACCAAACCCGTGCTGATTTGTCCAACGCTTGTGGCATTGGCTCCCGACCAACCCGTGGATGTGTTGGCGTACAAATAGCCCGCCAAAGTGGTGCTTCCACTAAGTTCGATCAACGTTGCACCTTGACCATATCCACCTGCTGATCCTGTTCCCGTTGTGGTTTCAGTGATCGATGCGGCTTCGATATTGCCTCCGCACACCAAAGACGTTCCGTCAAAAGTCAATTGAGATTCTCCTGTTAGAGTATCGGTTACGGATGTTGCGGTAATTATTCGATTGTCCGCTTGATTGGTGACGCTTACACCACCTCCACCACCTGACCCGTTTGCGGCGGCAGTGATTCTGCCCTGCGCATCTACCGTAATATTTGCCGACGTGTATGCTCCGGCAGATACGGAAGTGTCAATTAATTGATCTTCTCCCACAGAATTCAAAGCAAGTTTGTCGGTGGTTACCTGCTCATCCAAAATTTTGTCGGTTGTGATCGCGTCGTCTGCAATTTGAGCTGTATCAATTCCACCATTTGCAACGCCAACGGTGATGCTTCCCGAAGTCGTAATGGGTCCACCCGTTGATGTCAAAGACGATCCTGCCGTAATGTCCACGCTTGTAACTGTTCCTGCGGTAAGCGTGGGCTTGTTAAGAATGACAGCCAATCCTGATGAAGCGTTCCAATCGGATTGAACGTTACTGACTTTGGCTGTGTTCGCCGTTATTTCATTTGCTTGAGCCGCTGTGATG